TGAGCTGACTTCCTGCTCAGTGGTCTGACTGACCCTGCTCGTACCCGCGCCCGTAGGCACTACGTTGTTGCACCAAAGTGGATTTGCCATTGTCTTTTGTTCCTTCTGAAAATTCTAATTAGGGTGGAGGGAAGGGGAATGATAACCCCCTCCCCCCGGTTGTTGTTGTTGTCCTACGAAAGCCTCGCAGTTGTTCTGGTTATGCAAATATCAGAGGTGACTTTTACGTCACGACTCCAATCGACTGCATAAATATCTGAACGGCTTGACTCGTCCCTGTACTGACGTACAGCACTCACGCCACCACGACCACCAGCGAAGGTCTTCACCGCGCTTGGGTCATAGATGGTCGGACTGCCGCTACGCACAAACACATAAACCTCGTTGCCATTTACAAAGGCATTGGAACGGGTCTTACCCTGTTTGGTCGTATCATACGCAAGGGTGCCAACCCTGATCTCTATGCCGGGATTAACCAACATGGAGGAAGCTTGGCCCACATTTAGCCCTATCAAGGCTGCACCGGGTTGCTTGGCTACTACCTTCGCATTGTTGCGAAAGAGCTTCCAAGCACCCATGCCCATAAGGATGCCATTAGCCATCTGCCCAGTGTTCTTAGCGATATTCTCAATCATATCGTCCAACTGAGCGACCGGGTCATTAGCGTCTGTCCAAAGGCCATACGCACCGCCGCCAGCAACCGTGGATGTGTCAGCGCCGACAACGGCATTTATCGTGGTAAATACGTCTTTCTCATGCGAGACAACGCTGCTTTGTACCAAGGTCTTAACCTTTGCCTGCTCCAAATCCAACGGGCTACTGGTTCCTGCCGCATCACGCTCGGAATCATCAATTGATATTTCCAATGCCTGTGGTAGACAGTTGTAGGTTGGCTCACTTACGTCCATGAAGATACGCCTTGCCGAACCGCCAACGCCCCTTGAGGTGTCATAAGTCTGGAATGCGTTCTTATTGTCGTAAGCCTTGTATTGGCCGATTGTCGCCGGCACCGATACCGTCGGTGCGATGAACTCAGCCACCGAACTTGTTAAGTCGTTCAGAACCCCACTCGCATAGTTTGTGAGGGTCGGATTGACTGATGCTTCTGATCTTAATCCCATAATGTTTTAGTCTCCTTGGTGAATGTTAGACAGCCGTGTAAGAATTAACCAAAGCGGCCTCTATTATTTCGTCAGAGGTTCCCGCTTCCATAGCCACCCCTGCCACGATCTTGGTGCTGGCGTGCGCCTTCCAAGTTCCATCGGTGTGTATCATTAGATTTCCACCAAGGGTTACTGTGCCACTCAGCTTAACCTTTACCGTGCCACTTGCTCCTGCCATTGCCGCAATCGTGCTTTTGCCCGATGTGGTTTCTCCATCGACAATTACGCCGAAGTTTCCGCTATGCGCTGTTGAAATTGCAGCCTCTCCAGCCACTATCTTGACAGCATAGCCCTCTTTTCCAGTTTGGTCTGCCGCTGGCGTTAGCGCGATCAGCGACGTATCTCTTGCTATTGATCCCATAGTATTATGTTAGTTGTGTGTTTTAATTAAACAATTGCGGTCTATCATAACGCACAGCATTGAATGCTTCCTCAAATGATGTCCCATTCTGAGCCTTGTACTCATTTACGGCACGCATCTGCGCATCGCTGTTTGTGTCCAATAGTCCTGCCTCATCACGCTTGGCATTTACCACGCGATCCAAAGCCGGGTTAACAGGGATTGAATCCAATAAAGAAACAGCGGAAGGGTCAGCCTTGAGGGTTTCCACCCATTTGGCTTTTACTTCCTCATCCTTCGCTGGGATTCTTCCCTCCTGCACAGCCCTATCGACAGCAGACTTGGCAGCCACTTCGCTATCCTTGTCTTTGTCTTCCTCTAGGGCTTTGATTTTGGCCTTTAGGGATTTGACTTCCTCATCCTTTTCGGCCAACTCGGACATCAGCTTTTCCTTATCGGAATCGCCTGTCATCTTTTTATCTTCTTGTTCTTCAGCCATTTGACTTTCAGTTTTTTGATCCTCGCCATCTGCGGCAAGTATCGGTGTTATGTCCTTGAACGCTGGCCGATTCACTAGCCCTCCCGCATTCAAAGTTGTTCCATCAATCTCCCCCTTGGCATTCAAGGTGAAGGTTGGTGAAAATTTTCTGTAATTCTTACCCTGCAAGGCTTCTTCCCCCTTGCTCGTCCAATCCACTTTGGCCCGAACCCCGCCAAACTCGGCGTTGTCTCCTGCCCAATAGAAACCAGTAACCCAGCCACTCGCCTCTTTATCATCATGGTTGAAATCTATAAACACCTGCTCACGATCTCCTGCCGTGATCTTGTCATAGCTCTTCTGCAACCTCTCCGCAGTCTCAGCCGTAACCATCAACTTCAAATCCGCTGGCTTGCCATTCTTGCTCGCCGTTATGCTGTGCTCCCCCGGCGGGAGGTACTGAATATCATCCGGTAGCTCTTCGCCTTGAATCTCCGAGCTAATTGCATGTACTATGTTATCCGTATTTATTGGCATCATCATCTTGTTTTGCCGCCCAGTTCCCTCCAGAAAAGCCTGTCGAATCTTTTTATCATTGCGTTATAAGCAACTTCCGAAATCACCTTTTCCGGTGGGATGCTATTAGGCCAAGGCGCTTGCGTTACCGACTTTTTTAATAAGTAATAAGGTGTAAACCCGTTTTCCTTCTTCTCTGTCGGCACCTCCCTTTTAACCTCCAACCCCAATGGCTTCGCCTTCTGCTTCCTCACCTTTGTGTTTGGCAGCTTCTTCTTCGCCTCGCTCTTCGCATTGTGCTTCTTGCTTTTGCTTGGCTTATCTGGCTTCACCAAAAGGAGGTTGCCCTTCTTGCTCTTTACCACAAAAAGGTCATCAAAATATCGCGCCCTTCTCCCATAGGCCTCCGCAACCAAAGGAATAGTCAGGTACTTGCTACGCTTTGCACTTATGGTGCCGCCCTTGACCTTGTGCGGAAGTATCGGGCTACTGATGGAAACAACCACTCGGTTTGTATCCTCAACAACCGGCATGTTAGTTGACCCTCCTATTTGCCTATTCCAAAAATGGGTTCGCCTTCCTCCCAGCTTATTCGGTTCAGCCCCATCCTTCTCCCTATAAAACTTCTTTAAATAATTGGTGGTTGCCCTTGCCCCAACAGTCAGCACATCAGTCATGGTATCGCCATCCATCTTGAGCTTGCTCATGTCTGGCATTTGCACCTTTATGCCGGGGTTTAGCCAAGGCTGGCTCATTTCGCTGCCTCCATCTTGGGCAGGGGCGACTCCTCATAACGCTTGTTTGCTCCATTAACCATCGCCGCCCCCATATTGCGCTCCATTGCATCTTGCAGCGCTTCCGTATCCAAATCCTCAAACATCTCAGGCATTGAATCCGCTGCCTTTAATATCGCCCTCTCGAAATCCTCATCTGATAGCGATGAGTCCATCGCCTTGTTCACCAACTGAACAAATGCTGGCTTAACTGGAGCAAGCCACTTCTCACTCACTCCCGTCACGTCCTCAATGACATTATTGAGCAGTTTGTCCCGTGCGCCCGGTTCTGCACCTTCTGCCGCCTCTACTACCCCATCCTTGGCAAACATAGGCGAGGGTGCCGCTGGGGCAGGAGCACTCACCACTTCCTCATCACCTTCCGGTATCGGCACATCATGCCTGTCATAAAACCACTGCTTAGGCATAGCTACACCGGCGCTCAGTAGTATCTGATCCCGTGTTGCCTCTACGGTTGGATCGCCCGGCCCAGCCAAGTCTGGCACCAAGTGGGGCATCTCTTCGTGATCTCCATAATTAAGCTCACATATTGAGGGGATTAGCTGCTCATTCATCACTTTTGCAGACCAGTTGCACACATCCTGCAACCGACTTATCCGAACATCTTGATGCACATCCCCAAGCGCCCTGCTTCCAGAATCACCCACATCAGTCGTGAGCGTTTGGCCTAATATTGCTATGTCGCAAAGTTTATCAGCAAGGTCGATAAAATAGCTCTGAGGGTTGTCTTGTCCTGACTTTCCTGCCTCCTTGAACTCTACCTGTGTCCCCGATGGAAACGCTCCCCATGCAGCCGCTCCCATGTTTTCCAGCATATCGGCAATGTCATTCTTTATGTTGGCTGATGCACCGGGGTCATAAGTAGCCCAGCGCAGGGGTTGCCCAAACACTTGGGCGAAATTAAGCAACCAATCACGGCAATAGTTTTGCCCACTCCACCAGTAAGCTAATTGCCTCAACAAGCCATAGCCCATTGAGTTGCCAGAGCGGTTCTTGTAAATCGCAATAAGAAACTTGTTTTCGGGAAAGTCCTCGTAAGTTCCATCTCCCCGTGGTGCCAGCATTAAATTGGGGTTCTCGTAAGGGTAGCCATAATAGCGAGGATGCAGCCAATAAGTTGACTTAGGCCTAATTCCCTCAACTGATGCCTCCCATAAAACCTCCAAAACAGAAAAGCCCTTGCCTACCCCATCACAAAGGTCGTAAATCGCATCCTTGAATCCTGTGGTTCCTTCAATCGGATTCCCTTTCCAATTATCCAAACAATGCTGCACATAATCAGCCTTGTCCTGTGCTGATGGAGTTGGGTTCTCACCACGTTTCGTGTAGGGCATCACCGTGTAGTTCGCTGACGCTGCCGCACTCTTCAGTTCGTGCAGGTTCTTTGACAATCTTGCCCATGAGTCCTCCATCAACTCATAGACTTGGTATTGCTGCTTAATATCCCCGCTTAGGGCCGCGCGTAGGATGGCGATGACGTTGGCAGGAGATTGCTTACTGCCTAATGCATTGCTCTCAAGTCTGTCCCGTGTGCTGGGCGCTACAACTCGCTTGGCTACTGAGCCATTGCGGTTAGCCTTCGCGTTGAACAGCTTCCCAAAGCGGTTACTTAATTCTGCAATCATGCCAGCGTGGGCCTTAATCCTGACAGCCTAGCCCTTCCAAGCAGGATGTTATCAGTCTCTTGAATTGCCCCTGTTCCTTGGTTCAATACCGCTGCGTAGTTAGCCAAAGCCAACGCAGTACAACGGTCTGCATGTCCATCCGACTTACGCATTGCCCGGTATTGCTTGTTTCCTCCCGGCGTAGTCAGTTCGTCGATTGAATGTAAATCCTCCCTTATGTCGTGATCCCTTGGCACCCTCAAAGAGCGTTCTTGGAAAGCCCTGCGTAAACCGGGGAAGATTTTAGCTTTAAAGCCCTGCGAGAAGTTGCATTGCTCCAGCTTGTACTCAAAACGATTGGCCAACGATTCGCTCACGGCATTCCCGATGCCAGTTGAATCGATGGCTGCATAGGATGCCTTGTTTATCCTCTCTGAAAGAAGTTCCTCCTGCAGATGGTAGGGAGTATCTCTAAGCGCCAATACTTCCCTCGTCCACATCACATCCCCAACCTTTTCCAGAGTCCAGCAAACTGTCAGGTCATGTTTGCGGCCAATATCAATGCCGACATACCTTACAGCCCTCCCCATCTGTTCGTCACAATCAATGGTTGCCTCATCGCTGACGCACTCATCTATCAGCGTGTAAGGAAGCAAAACATTTGAGGCATCAACAAACTCGCATTCGTATTCCTGCTCCCAAGCCTCAGGGTCATCCAATCCACGCTTTAAAGCTTCAGCATCCATCGGCAATCCTTCTTCAATTGCTGAATGAATGGTTGTTTTG